ACTTTAGATACAGCTGCTACACTTACTGATACAACAATTACTGTACAGACAGGAACACATTTTCCTACTGCTGGTTTTATTATGATAGAAAAAGTAAATGCAGTTACAGGTTTATTTCAAAATGAAGTCATACAATATACCGGAAAAGCTGGAGACAATTTTACAGGTTGTACTAGAGGAACAAGCGCACCTTACAGAGGTGATGCACCACAACGTACAACAGCAGGAACTCATCCTATTGGGGCTAAAGTTTTTGGTGCTTATAAAGTAGATTCTTTAAATGAAACACAAGTTAGAGGTACCGGTCAACCTGAATTTACAACTCAATTTGATGGTGTAAATGTTACGTTAGTAAGTAATGCAACATCCACAGAAAAAGGGGGCGGTTTATTATGTACAATCGGACCCATTAATGATAGAGCTTAATTATGTCAGGAATTTCAATTTATACATACGATACACTTAAACAAGCTATTAAAGATTATACTGAGGTTGATGATACTGTATTCACAACAGCTATCTTAGATGGTTTTATAATGGCTGCTGAGTATAGAATTAATAATGAATTACCTATGGACTCAGATAGATTTGTACAAGAAGGTACATTATCTACAGATAACAATACAATTAATTCTCCAGCTGGTGCTTTATTTATCAGGGGTGTTGAAGTATTTAACTCAACAACTGATTCTACGGGTACAGGTAGTTGGTTAGAAAAAAAAGATCAAACATATTTATCAGAGTTTACAAATAGATTGACTGGAACAGCGGGTGATTTGACTGCGCAAGATGTAACAGGTTTTCCCAAATACTATGCAATGTTTGGTGGTGCAACACTTAAAACAGACACTACTTCTGGAGGCCTATATATTGCTCCTACACCAGACGCAGCTTATAAATTTAGAATATATTTTAACAAAACTCCTCTGGGATTAGGCTCAGGAAATGATGGAACTGCTACTACGTATATAAGTAATTACTTCCCACAAGGACTATTGTATGCTTGTTTAGTAGAAGCATTTGGGTTCTTAAAAGGTCCAATGGAGATGTTGACATTGTATGAGAATAAGTATAAAACTTCAATACAACAGTTTGCAGGAATGCAGTTGGGGAGAAGAAGAAGAGACGACTACACTGACGGTACTGTTAGGATACAAGTCAAATCACCTTCACCGTAAATAAATTAGGAGATAAAAAATTATGACAATAGCATCAGCAGTATGTAGCAGTTTCAAAACAGAAGTTTTAAAAGCAATTCACAATTTTACAAATGGTGGAAATCAATTTAAATTAGCATTGTATGTAAGTAGTGCAAACTTAGGTGCAGCCACTACGGCTTACGCAACTAATCCAGGTGGTGGAGGTAACACTGAAGTAGCTAACGGAAATGGTTATACTACTAAAGGAATTGCACTTACAAATGTAACACCAGCTTTAGATGGTACGACAGCAGTATGTGATTTTTCTAATGTATCTTTTACATCAGCTTCATTTACAGCTAACGGTTGTTTAATTTATAATGAAACAGCAACTGGTGATCCAGCAGTTTGTTCTATCGCATTTGGTGGAGATAAAACTGTAACAAACGGAACTTTTACAATTGAGTTTCCAGCAGCAAGCGCAAGCGCAGCAATCCTTCGTATAGCATAAGGAGTAACTCCTTATGTCGGTAGCTAAAACCTTCGTAGTAACAGTCGCCAACCCAGGTGCTGGTAATAGATATTACATAGACGGAGTTTTACAACAAACTGTTAATCTTATTGAAGGAAACACATATAGGTTTGATCAATCAGATAATACTAATGGTGGACACCCCTTTAAATTTTCTACAACAAGTAATGGTACACATGGCGGCGGATCTGAATATACCACCGGTGTAACTATTAATGGAACACCTGGACAAGCTGGATCGTATACTGAAATAGCTGTAGCTATTGGGGCTCCTCAACTTTATTATTATTGTCAATACCATTCAGGAATGGGTGGACAAGCAAACACAGTTGATTCATCAGTAACAAGAATATTTACAGTAACAAAAATTAGTACTGGTTCCGGAAATAAATATGTTATTGATGGAGTTCAACAACCTACCCTAACTCTTGGAGAAGGTTTTACTTATAGATTTGATCAGTCCGATAGTTCTAACTCAGGTCATCCTTATAGATTTTCTACAACAAGTGATGGTACTCATGGTGGAGGGTCCACATATACTACTGGTGTAACTACTAGTGGAACACCTGGTCAACCTGGAGCATACACTCAAATAGCTGTAGCAGCTTCTGCACCACAACTTTATTATTATTGTACTGTACACTCAGGAATGGGTGGAGCCGCTAATACTGTAGGTGGAGATACTTGGGGAATTGCTACATGGGGACAAAATAGTTGGGGAAGTCAGGATGGAGTTGATTTAACTCTTACTGGACTTTCAACTACATCATCACAGGGGTCACTTACAACTTCCATTATAGAAACAGCCGGTTGGGGTTCTGATGAATGGGGTTCTGAAAACTGGGGTGAGTCGAGTCTTGACGTATCATTAACCGGTTTATCAACAACTTCTTCTGTTGGTGCAATAACCTTAGATTCACAAACAATGGGTCTAACCGGACTTTCAACAACTTCCGCAGTTGGGTCATTATCTTTGACAACTAGTCTTTCACTAACACCTACAGGACAATTAGCGACTTCTGCATTAGGTTCTATAGGTTCAATAGATCAAGAGATAGTGGGTTTAACAGGACTTGCAATGACTTCTTCTGAAGGAGCTATTGCACCTATATCAAATGAAGAGGTAGGACTAACGGGTCAATTGGCAACTTCTTCTTTAGGGGCTGTAACTATTTTTGCTGGAGGTATTTTAACTATCGCTGGGGTAGGATCAACTTCTGCAGTGGGTAGCGTATCTATAACAGGGGCCACATCAGTTACATTATCTGGGTTGTCAACAACAGCGTCTGTAGGTGCACCCAATGTTAATATAACACAATTGTTAACTGGACTATCGACAACAGCATCTGTAGGTTCAGTTAATATTAATACAGCTTTCGTATTAAATGGTCAATCGGCAACGGCATCTGTGGGATCTGTACTTGCAGGAATAGGGGTTTCATTAACAGGAGTATCAACAACTTCATCTGTAGGTTCAATTTCACCTGTTGATGTAATGGGTTTAACAGGTGTATCAGCAACAGCTAGTGTAGGAAACCTTGTTGTACTAGGATACCAAGATGTTGACATAGTAGGTAATACATCGTATACAGACATAACACATGTAGCATAGGAGAACAAAAATATGGCATCAACATTTACAGATCTCGGTATAGAATTAATGGCAACTGGCGAAAATGCTGGTACTTGGGGAACAAAAACAAACGCTAACTTAAATCTTATAGAACAACTTACGGGTGGTGTTTTAAGTTTATCTATTGCAGGTGGTGCAGGAACTACGGCTTTAGATATAGATGACGGTGCTTTAACAGGTACTGCTCAACAAAGAGTTATAGAATTTACGGGATCAATAACTGGAAACAGAATTGTAACTTTCCCATTACTTACAGAAAATTTTTACATTATTAAAAATGGTACTTCAGGTGCTTACACAGTACAATTAAAAGCAGCATCTGGTTCAGGTGCAACAGTTACTTTTTCAGCTACAGACAAAGGTATAAAAATTATTTACCTTGATGGTGTTGCAACAAACACTGGTCTTTTTCAAATCAATGATAATTTTTCTGGTCTAGTTGTTGGGACTAATGTTCAAGCTTATGATGCAGATCTAACTGCAATAGGTGGTTTAGCAAAAACTGACAGTAATATAATTGTTGGTAATGGATCAACTTGGGTTGCAGAAAGTGGTTCTACTGCTAGGACTTCTCTTGGTGTAGCTATTGGAAGTAATGTCCAAGCTTACGACGCAGATTTAACGGCAATTGGTGGTTTAGCAAAAACTGATAGTAATATAATTGTTGGTAATGGTTCAACTTGGGTTGCAGAAAGCGGTGCTACTGCTAGAACTTCTTTAGGACTAGGTACAGCAAGTAACGTAGAATTTGAAGATACTAGAGTAGATTCTTTTGGAGTAGGAACTGCTGCTTCAGGAACAACTGGAGAAATAAGAGCTACTAACGATGTAACTGCTTTTTATTCTTCCGACGTTGCACTTAAAGAAAACATTGTTAATATACCTAATCCATTAGAATCTTTAAAAAAATTAAATGGAGTTTTATTTGATTGGAAAAAATCTTACATAGACCAAAGAGGTGGAGAAGATGGATATTTTGTAAGAAAAAGAGATGTGGGTGTTATAGCTCAAGAAGTAGAAAAAGTTTTACCAGAAGCAGTTGGTCAAAGACCAGATGGAATTAAAGCAGTTAAGTATGATAGACTGACTTGTTTGTTAATCGAAGCAGTTAAACAATTACAGGATAAGGTTGAAAGCTTAACAAAAAAGGTGGGATAGTAAATGTCGGTTCCTTCTACAAATACTAAATTATCAGGAATTCAAACAGAATTCGGTGGATCAAATCCAATAGCTTTATCAGAATATTATTCAGGTGGTCCTTTAGTACCAGCAGGAGTACCCGCTCCAAACGGACCTATTCCTAGTTCAGGGGCAATTACAGTAGGTGATTTTAGAGGTGCTACGAATGCATCATATGTAACTGCAAGTGGTGGAGCAGTAACAACTTCTGGTGATTTCAAAATTCATGTGTTTACAGGAAATGCTACTTTTAGTGTTAGTAATGCCGGTAATCCTGCGGGATCTACTTCTGTTACGGCTACAATTGTAGGAGGCGCTGGTGGCGCTGGATCTTTTTATGGCGGTGGTGGAGGCGGTGGTGGTATCGTTCTTGATAGTGATGGTTTTACCGTAGCAGCACAAAGTTATCCAATTTCAATTGGTGGTGGTGGAAATGGTCCAAATAATAATAGTTCACCTGGAAGTCCAGGGGCTAATTCAACAGGTCTAGGTTTTACAGGCTTAGGCGGAGGCCATGGTGGCGGCGGTGGCGGCGGCGGTGGTGCTGAAGCCGGCGGATGCGGCGGTGGTGGCGGCGGTGGTCAAGGTGGTAGTACAAATGCAACTCAACCCGGACAGTCTAGTCCAGGAGCATCAAACTTTGGTAATGGCGGAGGTTCAGGTAATAATGGATCCGGTGGTGGTGGAGGAAATGCTGCAGGATCAAGTGGTGGATCTGGTCCAGGTGGAGCAGGAAAAGATGTAGCTCCTACAGTAGGACCTGCACCTGCAATTCCTAACTCTGGAGTTTATTCTCGAGGTGGTGGTGGACAAGGTGCTGGTCAAGGTGCTGGAGCAATTGGTGCAGCAAATACAGGTAATGGAGGCGGCGGAGATAACTATGGTGGTGGTAGAGGAGCCGGAGGATCAGGAGTTGTAGTTATAAAATATAAATTTCAATAGGTAAAAATTATGGCACATTTTGCAAAAATAAACGAAAATAAAGAAGTCCTAACAGTTAATGTAGTAGACAATGAAAATGCTACAGACGAAGCTACAGGGCAAGCATATTTAGAAATACATAGTAATTGGCCTGCAAACATGTGGATTCAAACTTCTTATAATACACAAGCTAATGAACATAGATTAGGTGGAACACCTTTTAGAGGAAATTATGCAGGAGTAGGTTCTGAATGGGATGATGTTAATCAAATTTTTTGGCTTCTAAAACCGCACTCATCTTGGATAAAACATATTGACTCTGCTTCATGGAAATCACCAATTGGTGATGCACCAGTTTTAACATCTGAACAAACTTCACAAAATGAAGCTAACACTCATATATGGGTTTATGTTTGGAATGAAGATGGACAGACTTGGGACTTGACAGATATAAAAGAATAAGTAAAAATAGTGGTGGTATGGAAAAGAAAGTATTAAGCGAACAAGCATTATATGTCGGTGATGTTTCAATGCCTAAAGGTTTTGAAATTGATAGAAATGAATTAAGAGCAAATATTTTAGAATCATCTGTCGATAATACGGGTTTTAAATTTTCAAGAAGTTGGGATAAGTTAAATACTTACATACCAGAAAATATGAATCTTAAATATAAACTCAAATTAAAACAAAAATTATCTTGGGGAAATTTTTATAAAGCTTCAACTAGTACCCCACCTTTATTAGAAGTAGATTTAATGAATCTTAATAACTCTGCAGATTTTGTATTGTTATATGGGGTGAACGTAAAAGATTGTTTAGTAAAAATTTTTTATGAAGACAATAGACAAAAAGCAGAAAGTTGGGATATAGAATTAATTAACAATATGTTCATCATGTTTCCATCAACCAATAGATACTACATAGCTAACAACTCAAGTGATTCATTAAATTTTGTGCAAACAATAACTTATGAAAGTTTATAAAAATTTTTTACCAAAGAAAGAATTTACAAAACTACAAAATCACATGATGGGGGTTAATATGCCTTGGTATTTTAATGATGGTGTAGTGGATAATGCAGATAAAAATTTTCAGTTTACATATATCTTTTTTAAAGATGGGAAAAAGAATTGTGGAGAATATTATTCTAATTTAGTACAACCTATTTTAAACAAAATAAAATTTAAAAACCTTGATAAAATTAAAGCAAATTTACTGACTAAAGATATAAAAAATACAGAACATGGTATGCATGTGGATCAACCAAAAGGGACAACAGGTATATTTTATATAAACACCTGTAATGGATACACTAAATTTAAAAATAATAAGATAGTAAAAAGCAAAGAAAACACTTACGTAGAATTTGATTCCTCACTACAACACACAGGATCTTCTTGCACAGATGAAAAAAGAAGAGTTGTTATTAACTTTAATTACTCATGAATTTATATAATCATTATTGGTATTTTAAATCTGTCATACCACCTAAACTTTGTGATGACATAATTAAATATGGATTATCACATTCAGAAACTATGGGCATAACAGGTGGATATGATGAGAATAAATTAACTAAAGACCAACTTAAAGATATGAAGAAAAAAAGAAATTCTGATTTAGTTTGGTTAAACGACACTTGGATTTATAGAGAATTACACCCCTATATTTATGCAGCAAATAGTATGGCTGGCTGGAATTTTGAATGGAATAGAACAGAGTCTATACAATTTACAAAATATAAATTAAATCAATATTATGATTGGCATTGTGATAGTTGGGATAGACCCTACCAAAAAAAAGAAGGAGATCCTGATAATGGTAAGATTAGAAAATTATCTATGACCTGTCAATTGACAGATGGCTCCGAATATAAAGGAGGAGAACTAGAATTTGATTTTAGAAACAATGATCCAGATAAAAAATCTAATATACATAAATGCACTGAAATATTATCTAAAGGTTCTATTGTTGTATTTCCATCATTTGTGTGGCATAGAGTTAAACCTGTAACGAAAGGAAAAAGATATTCATTGGTAATGTGGAACCTAGGATATCCATTTAAATAATATGTTTAAAAAGAAAAAATATACAGTTATTCGTAAAGCAATATCAAAAGAGTTAGCTACATTTATTGCAAATTATTTTAATATGCAAAAGCAAGTTTATGATACTTGTAGAACACAAAGATACATATCACCTTACGAAACTATTATAGGTCATTATGAAAATCAAAATCAACAGATACCAGAAACATATAGTCAGTATGCAAATATTGCTATGGAAACTTTAATGTTAAAATGCCAACCTAAAATGGAAAAGGTTACAGGACTAAAGTTATATCCTGCATATACTTACGCAAGAATATATAAAAAAGGTGATGAACTTAAAAGACACAAAGATAGATTTAGTTGTGAGATATCTACTACTATGAATTTAGGTGGAGATAATTGGCCAATTTATTTAGAGCCATCTGGTAAAAAAGGCATGAAAGGAACTAAGATAGATCTAAAGCAAGGGGATATGTTAGTTTACTCTGGCTGCGAGCTAGAGCATTGGAGAGAAGAATTTAAAGGTAAAGAATGTGTTCAAGTATTTTTACACTATAATAATAGTAAAACACCTGGCGCTAAAGATAACCTATTTGATAAACGTATTCATTTGGGACTTCCTTCTTGGTTTAAAGGGTAGTATATTATGATGGAGACAGGACACCACCACATACCTCCTGTCTCCTTTATAATATTATGTCAATTCTAAAAAGATTTGTTAATGAATGTTTGGAGGATATTACATATCCAAAGACTCCAAGATCTTGGCATGTGCAAGGAATGTTAAAAGATAAATCTAATCAAATATTTAAATTTGATGTTAGGGGTATGTCTAAGGCAAGTGAAAACAAATTAGAAAAGTCAGGTAAATTAAATTCTAAGGCTGAAAAAATGGTGTTTGAAACAACCACCCATTGGGTTATATTGGATACCATAGAGATAAATAAGTACATAGAAAAACACAATATTACAGATATATTATTTGAAGATTTGATATCCGAACTAGAATGGAATATAGTACTACCAAAATAATAAAAAGCATATACAATGAGGAACTATGCTACAAAAACTAGGTTTTGCTCCAGGATTTAATAAACAAGTTACCGAAACCGGTGCCGAGGGGCAATGGTTTGATGGAGATAACGTACGTTTTAGATATGGTTCACCAGAAAAAATAGGTGGTTGGCAACAATTAGGTATAGAAAAATTAACTGGTGCCGCAAGAGCTATACACAATTGGGACGATAATGTAGGTATAAAGTACTCTGCAATTGGTACCAATAGAATTCTTTATGTTTTTTCAGATGGTCAATACTATGATATTCACCCAATAAGAACTACAATTACTGGCGCAAATTTCACAAGTACAGCAGGTTCATCCACGGTCACAATAACTGTTTCATCTGACCATGGTCTGATAGATAATGATATAGTATTGTTTGACACTGTTTCCGGATTATCTGGATCTACTTTTACAAATGCTACATTTGAAGATAAAAAATTCATGGTAACTTCTGTACCGGGTAGTAAAACTTTTACAATTACAATGGCTACTAACGAAGTCGGCACGCCTGTGACTAATGCTGGTACTGCTTCTGTCTTATGTTATTTTAATGTAGGACCTGCTACACAAGAATCCGGTTTTGGTTGGAGTTCAGGTTTATTTGGTGGTGGAGTAAATGGAGCCGCAACTAACACTCTTGCGACTGCATTAACGGATACAACAACGACCAACATTGTTCTTGCTAGTTCAAACGCGTTTCCGGCATCGGGGACAATAAGAATAGGGGCAGAGGATATATCTTACACAGCCAATAACACAGGAACAAATACTTTAAGTGGTGGAGCTAGATCGGCAAATGGGACCACTGCAACTACACATTCTCAAAATGCTATCATTACAAATATTACAAATTTTAACGGATGGGGTCAAGCTTCATCAACTACACAGTTTACTCTTAACCCTGGTTTATGGGTTCTTGATAATTTTGGTACAAAATTAATTGCTCTTATTTATAACGGAGAATGTTTTGAATGGGATGCCTCAGCATTAAATTCTTTTACTACTCGGGCAACTATTATTTCAGGTGCACCAACTGCATCACGTCACATGGTAGTATCAACACCAGACAGACACTTAGTATTTTTTGGGACAGAAACAACTATTGGAGATAAAACTACACAAGATGATATGTTTATTAGATTCTCGGATCAAGAAAATATTAATGAGTATACTGTAAAAGCAGAAAATACAGCAGGCACTCAAAGACTTGCTGCAGGATCTAGAATCATGTCTGCTATTAAAGGTAGGGATGCTCTTTATATATGGACTGATACTGCATTATTTTTAATGCAATTTGTTGGACAACCTTTTACTTTTGCATTTCAACAAGCAGGGACTAACTGTGGGTTGATTGGTAAAAATGCTTGTATCGAAGTTAATGGTGCCGCATATTGGATGTCTGATAATGGGTTTTTTACTTATGATGGTCAATTAAGATCCATGCCTTGTCTAGTTGAAGATTTTGTTTATTCAGTAGATCCTGGACTTGGGATAAATATAGTGACAAGAGATTTAGTTACTTGTGGAATAAATAATTTATATGGAGAGATAAATTGGTTCTACTGTTCAGCTACAGCTGCTTCAGTCGATAGAGTGGTTACTTACAATTACGTGGATTCATCAAACGAAAGACCTATTTGGACAACAGGATCTTTAAATAGATCTGCTTGGGTAGATTCTTCTGTGTACGAAAAACCTCATGCAACACTTTATAATCCTAATGATGATGCCTCTTTTGATGTTACTGGAAATGTGGACGGAAGTAGTATATACTATCAACACGAAACAGGGACCGATCAAGTTAATGCCGGCAATGTTATTACTGCTGTTAATGCTAACATTCTTTCTGGTGATTTTGACATTACTCAAAAAAGAAGTAATACAGGTCAAGCGGTAGGGACTCCTGACTTAAGAGGTGATGGTGAATAT